AAACTGATGCTGCTCTTGGTGTAACAAATCTATCAACTGTAGGATTACCAATATAAGGCATATTATGTTATCTCCATGTAACTCATTATAACAGATACTTTATCTGCCACTGAACAAGCCACTTTGATTATATCTCCTGCGTTAAGTATTATTTTATTACCAGCCATTATCTCAACTGTAGAACCAACTGGCAAAGGAATATCTTTTACTATATGTGCCTCTGTATTTTGTGTTTGACTTGTTTGTGTTGTAGTAGATGTAAGTTTTACTGTAGCAGTAACTTGTGCCGTATGCACATTAGCTAATGTCATTCCTATAATAACAACAGTGCTTCCAGACTGTGTTGTGTAAAGTGTTTCATCAGTGTTTGCAGTTGCTGACATAACATCTCTTGTTATAACTTTAAATGTATTCGCCATAATATTATCCTAACGCTATTGCTAAAGCTGTTGCCTCATCTGATGCCTCTGTTAATGTTATTGCAGATATATCGCTTCTTGTTTCTGCTGCACTTCTACCCTCTAATCCATTTGCTGTAAATCTTGCAAAGTCATCATCAGCAACACTTGCATGATCTATCTTTACAGCATTTGTATTAGCTATGCCAAAGGTTAACGATGCCTGACCACCTATATCTGATAGCACCTCACTTGCTGACCTGCCTTCGATAGAAGTTCCTGCAACTCTAAGAAAATCATCATCTGCTACACCACTAGTAAATATAGGAATATTAGTATCAGATATTCCAAAAGTGAGTGCCGCTTGACCACCTATGTCGGACAGCACTTCAGATGTACTTCTGCTTTCTAATCCATTAGCAGTAAATCTAGCGAACTCGTCATCCGCAACGCTTGAACTGTCTATCTTAACTGCGTTTGTATTTGATATTCCAAAAGTTAAACTAGCTTGACCACCAATGTCAGATAAAACTTCACTAGCTGATCTACCCTCTATTGAAGTTCCGTCTACACGCAAGAAGTCATTGTCAGCAACACCAGATGTGAATTTTGCTACGTTGGTGTTAGAAATACCAGTATCTAATGTTGCAGCTGTACCTAACCCTAAAGATGTTCTAACTGTTGAACCAGTTTCCAAAACAAAATTAGCTCCGTCACCTACAATAAAACCACTGTCTGTTACCGCCAATCCAGCAACATCCTGTAGTTGTGCATCTAATCTTGCATTTGGCACAGTACCACTTGATAGGTTAGAGGCATTTAATGCAGTTAAATTACTACCATTTGCTGCAACTATATTCCCACTTCCATCTAAAAATACTGTCTTTGACGCTGGTAATGTGCAAAAAATAGTTTTAGTTCCTGCGCTAAAGTTTACTGCGCTATCACTATTTGAACTACTTATAACTGTTGTTCTTGTTATGGTAGTCGAGTCACCATTAAGTGTACCTAAACCAACCTCAAACTCAGCTGTGCCAGGCAATGTTACTGCGTAATATGTTGTATTAGAATTACCAACTCCAGTGCCAAAAGTTTCAAATCCAGTAACTGCACCAGCTAATGTTAAAGCACCAGTGCCAGTTGTGGTTGTTGTTTCTTTAACTCTGTCGTTTATTACTAACGCCATTATTTCAACTCTATGGTTAAGTTGTTTGCATTAATTCTAAATATATCACCACTAGCTATCGCTTTACTAGCATCTAAAGCACCTACAAAAAGTATGTTACCACTGCTTGATGCGTCTGCAATAAATACATGTGTAATGGTGTTGTCTGTTCCACCAGACGCTGGAAACTCTATGTTAGCTGCGTTCTTTGCAGTTTGTGTGTCTGTTGAATCAGCACCTATTGTTGTCCAGTTTGCTGCAGTCACTTGTTGCCTTGCATAATTTGTAAAATTTGCCTCTGTTACAGATCCAGTTTCTGCTGCACTCACTGCTGTTGCAAGTCCAACATAAATACTATCACCAGGGGATGAAAAACTAAGAGAATTATTTTTAAATAAAAAATGTAGTATTCTTCTCTCTAGATAATTAGTTGCTGCATTTGCTGTTGCCATTTTCTACTCCTATGTCCTTTGCGCTCTTGGAAGTCCTTGTCTATAAGCATCTTCGTTTTCTCTCGCCTCACCGTAATCTTTTAATCTAGTAATCTGATCTACAAATCTTTTTTCATACTGTTGTATCAGATCTGGCTCACCTTTCATAAATATATATGCATCAACTAAAGATCCAAACAACAAAGCAAATGGCGCATTTGTGCTTAACCATGTAGTTCCACTATCTGCTCCTGCTGTTAAACTGGCAGGTCTATAATAATAATGTAGTTCAAAAGTATAATTACTATTAGGGGTTGGTGCTACTATAAAATTGTTGGCATCAAATTGTGCGTAAAATCTTGGTGCTCCTGTTGATGCAGAGCCATTAAAAGCCTCTTGCAAAAAATTTACATCTTTTTGTAACAAAAAATCTTCACTACCAGCAGTAGTAAGTTGAAATGAAAAAGAAGCAAGATAATCATCAGGTATAGTAACAAACTTATCATCTGTAGATAAAGCTGATGTTACATTTTTTCTGAATATTTCTAAGTCTACATTTTTGAATATTCTCTCTTCTGCAGCCTTAATGAAATCAGATAAGTGATTTACAAATGTTGTTTCACTATTATCTGTATAATCTTGTATTGCTGTTTTTAGTTGTGCAAATGTAAAACTCATGATGTTATGCTGACAGGACCTGCAGTAGCAAAGTCTCCGCCTCCCTTTATATTTCCTGTGGTTGATGATTCAGCAACAGTGAATGTGTATGTATCAGATGTTACAACTGTAATGCTATAGCCACTAGAAAGTTCAAGTGCACTTTTTGAAAGACCATCAAATCCTGTGCATGTTCTAAACCTTACTGTATCTGATGTTGATCTCCCATGAGCCACTTCAGTTACCGTCACCACTGTGCTACCGCCACCTGCAACCGCTGATGTAAATGGATCATGTATTAAAACACGCTCTACATCTGGCTCTGATCTTTGATCTGGTCTTGGATCATTTAAAGATTGTGCATCCTCTGCTTTGACTCTACCTATAAAGTTCTGTGGGTGATCTTGGTCGACCATGTCTTTTCCAACACGCAAACCATTTCTAACACCGTTACGAAATTCGTAGACTAGATCTGCAAGGTCATATCTAAAACCAGATCTATCACAAAATCCAAATGAGTATTTACCTCTTGCTCTTGCCATTCTTTATCTCATAAAAGTATTCATCTGTTTCACCAAGTCTAAACTTTTCTGCATTTTCTACCTGATATTCTATTGTACTAACTTTAAAGTCAGGCTGCAATGGTTTGTCAGGAGATAATGAATTATCGTACATCCTTGTCCTATTGTTTGGATATAAACAATACTGACCATTGCTAAGTTCTATTAGATTGTTTGACTTGTGTTCTGCTGGTCTTTCACTGGTGCTATAGTCTATTTGATCACAGTCATAGTGATAGTTGTCCAAGGTGCATATATAAGATCCTTTTTGTACCCCAAAGTCTCTTGTATACACCTCAAACTCCATTGTGGATACAAATTGTTTTTGCACTGCTACAACTCCATAGTCCATACAATTCCAAAACTGCAGATTAGGCAAATCCAAATCAGGGTCTGGTGTCTTTGGTTCTGACAAAAATGCTGATATTGGGAGCTTATCAAACATTGCACCATAGTCAGGTAAGAATGTTTCAAAATAAAAAGCACGACCAGGAATTGACTTAGCCGATACCCAAACTCCTTTGACAAACTCACCATGACCGTCATCTAGATCCCTTAAATATTCTTTTCTGACCCAAACTTCTATAGAGGGTAAATTACAAATTAATCCTGCCATTACATTACTTTGAAATTAACACCTCTTGTTGCTGCGCCTCCGCCTCTCATTTTCATAACTTTGCCACCCTTTTTCATGTAGCCCATTTTGTTACGAACCTCTGTAGGCAACTTTCTTAAACCAGGATTTTCACCAGCAGATGGCAGTGGTTTAAGTGATCCACCACCTTTTGCAGTCATTGGCTTGCCTCTACCCATTAGCCTATCCATCATTTCTTTTTGTTTTGGCGCTAGAAATGGCATACCTGATTTAGGTTTAGCTGGTCTTTTACGACCTTTTGGCATTGGTCTTGGTTTAGGTGATTTCATCTCCATAGGCTTTTTGCCCTTTGCACCTTTACCTATAGCCATAGCTCCACCTTCCTGCTTTTTCTTAACATTTTTCATAGCTTCCCGATTAGCTCTCGCTGTTCTTTTACTAAACTCTCTGTTGAGAGGTGTAGTTTTGTCAGCTCTGAAAGGATCTTTTTTCTTGTTTTTCTTCTTTTTCATTCCTTCAAATACTATTGGCATTATGTTCTCCTTGCTTTTCTTCTAGCTATTCTACCAGCAGCACCAGCTAACTTCTTCTTCTGTGGCGGCTTTGTTGGCATCGCTGGTCTTTTCTTTGGCATGGCAACTTTGGTTGCTTTTTTCTTTGGCGCTTTACCTGCCATTCTAGCCATTTCTGTTAAAGTTTTACCTGCATAGGGTCCTCTTCTGGAGGTTCCTACATCTTTTTTCCTACTCATTAAACCAGTTGCTGAATAGGGTAACTGTAAAGTAGCTCCAGCTCTTATTTTATTTGGATCTTTTATTCTTGGATTTGCAGCTTCTAATTGCTTTATTGTAAATCCCTTGCTTTTTGCTATTTGTGATAATGTATCACCGCTTTTTATTTTGTACTGTGGCATAATTTAACTCCCAAAAAATGTGTTATATGGTACAAATCTAGCAGAGGCGTTTTCAGTATCTTCACCTGCAGCTAGTTCAAATTGAAACTCGTATTCTTGTTTCAATGCATTGACCCTGTCGTTTACCTCTGGTCTCTTCATGGCAACATAGTAGGCAAGACCAGAAACTAAGCAGGGGACAAACCTTGGAGGAATAAAGGCAGTTGTAGTTCCTGATATTCCAGAGGATATTCCGTCTATGCCTACTATTCTGTAATAAAACAAAGTATATGTTTGTGTGCTGTCTGGCACTGGATAAAAAGTTACATCTACTTTGTTACTTAATCTTTGTATAAATATTTGTGTTGGTCTTCCTGTAGTGTTTTTATTAGCAGTTTGCGCATATGTAGAAACACTTATTCTAGTTAAGTTTGTATCTGTTTGATTTGTTCCTGTGCCCGTTCTTATTTGATGTTCTAACAAATCAACAGTGTCTGTAGGCAGTGTATATGTGGCAGTTCCTGATGATAATGTTTCTGTTCCCTCTGCTATAGTCCAAAGGTTTAGTCCTCTATTCTGCCACTCTGATGTAAGTATGTTAAAAGATCTTCTTATAGTTTTTAGGTCATAACCAGTTTTCATATCAAGACCTGCTCTCTCATAAGCCTCTTGAAATATTTCTGGTATATCTGGTGTTACTGCTGCCATTTATGTGACCTTTCTATAAGCTCTCGTCTTTCGAGCAATCTTTTTGGGCTGTTTAGAAAATTGTTTACCTTTTCTAGTTGCCTTGCGTTTAGCAGCCGAAGAACGGGCGTATTCAGCGGGCGAAAGAGCCTTAATTGCTTTTTCAGGTAGGTAACGCTCGCCAGTTGCCTTTGGTCCCTGTGTACTAGGTTTACCACTTTTTGTTCGCCACTTCTGTTTACCCCAAGCCTTTAAGCTCCTTTGTGATTTTTTTAAAGCCATTTATTTTACCTTTTTTGCTTTTCTAATAGCTTCTTTACCTTTTTTAAATATACTAGCCACCTGACTCTTACCCATCACCTTTGCTCTTTGTTCTCCCACTGTAAGTATTTGTATCTTACGAGCATAAGGTTTGTTAATCTTTTTTACCTTTGATACCGTAGCTCTTGCATCTGCTGGTGTTGCAAACTTGATACTTACTGTATCTCTAGGATTTTCATCTGTATATAGTCTCCTTCCGCTACCCTTTGGTTTTTTTCCTGTACCAACTTTTGGATCTCTCTTTTTCATTTTTTATTCATCCAAGCTGTGGTGCCCATATATGCACCCACGATGCCTGCGCCTGAAATGTAAAAAAGTGAAGAAATTTCTGCAAGTGCATTTATTCTTTCTATACTAATAAAAGGCATAAACATCATAAAAGTAAATAATCCCATAGCTATTAAAGTATACCTTGCCATTCTTAGTTGAGCAAGGTTCTTGCGAAGCGCTGTTTCTGTTTCTTTTATTTCTTTCATATTAGCAAGCTCTGCATCAGAAACCACACCATCGCCATCTAAGTCGTATTCATTATATTTGCTTGATGTTTGTAATTTTTTCTGTTTTGTTTTCATTTATTTTTAACCGCACTGTTCAAAGAATCAATGATATCATCTATATTAGGCTCTTTTTGCCACGGATTGTAAATACATTTGAATTTTTTCGGACACCAACTTTCTATCATCATCTCGTATGTTTTGTTGCCTCCTATATAAATACACGCCATCATGCCACTCTTTGATTTGATTCTTTTAGCAAGTCTACAAGTAGTATATTTTTTTTTTTGATTTTACCTTGATGTATTTTTTGTTGTCTAGTGTAATCCTTTGGTTTGTAAATATAACTCTCAGTCATATGTAAATAATTTTCTGCTCTTGATTCTTTAATCCATATACTTGCAACTAAAACAGCAAACCCACCCACAATACTTACAACTATTAGCCAAGCAATACCCTCACCTATTTGTCTTCGAAGTTGTTGTTGCTTGTAAATTGTTTGTTGTCGTTCTTTTCGTATCTGACCTTCCATTTTTAAAAGATCATCATATGCTTGAGGTCCGTATGTCATATTTAAAAACATTTTCAACTCGTACCTTTGCTCTTCAAGTTTTTTCTTTGCAGCATATGCTGAGAGAGCTGCCTCTTCAATTGACCCTGCTTTAAACAACTTACCAAATAAGGGAGGATTCTTTGCTTGTTTTTCTGCATTGTCCACATCTGATACAGCTCCCATCCATCTTCCAATGTCTCCAGACATTTGCTCAATATCACGACCTACTGCAAATCCTTTCTTGATTGCATCAAATGCTTTTGAAGCCACTCCTACGGCTAATGATATTGTTGCTGGATCTATTGTTCAACTCCCTTAACCTCTATACCCGCCACCTTTGGCTTTGTATTGTTTAGCAAGCATTTGCGCTTTTCTAGCTGACCACTGACCAGGTGCACCGCCTTTCCCGCCTGCTTTTATTCTGTTAAACAAAGCCTTTCTCATGGTTGGCTTTGTGTAGTTACCTGCTTTATTGACGGTGCTTTTTGTTTTTCCACCCTTATTCATTTTTTTGCCAATAAAATTTTTACCTAAAGGACCTCTACCATACATACCAGCGCCTATTGGCACTCCAGATTTATTTAATGTGACACCCCCAGGTTGAGGTCCAACACGATTACCCATTCTTCTTATTGCGTCTTCTCTTGCTTGAGATTGCTTTATTTCTTTTAACCTTTTTAAATCAGAATCTTTTTCTGATTTTAACTTTGTTCTAGGTGGTAATTTTCTTTCCTTAGGTGGTTTGTTTATTTTTTTCTTAGCATCTGATTTTTTCTTGCTTGTAATGGCTCTTCTTTCTGCAGGAGAAGCGCCAATCTTATCCATGTTACCACCATTTTTCATTCTACTAAGTATGCCACCACGCTTCATACCCCCAGAAGATGAACTTGAAGATGTAGAAGATGAAGAAGAAGCTGGACCATCATCTAAATTCTTTGCAGATCTAATGATGTTTAAATCTTTTCTGTCATCACCTGTAGATAAAAATCCACCTGTTTTTAGTCTCATTGGTTTTTTCATGACACCTCCTGATCTTACTTCTATTTCGTTTTTTTTTGGTTCTCTACCATATCTTTTCTTTTGAAGCTCTCGCTTCTCATAATCTTTCAATGTTTGTTCAAAACTAAATTCTGTTTTTGGTAAAGCTAAATTTCTTACTCTTCCTTTATAATTTTTAGTTGATCTTAAAGTTCTACCTGTAAAGTTTTGTTTTCTTTTTTTATCAAATAATTTTTTTAATTCCTTTTTTTTGTCTTCGTTTGTGTATTTTTTTGTCAAGACACATTCCTCATTCTTTCACAAAGTCTCTCTGCTCTATTTGGAACTTGTTTTGCCCAAAGCGAATCTTCCATTTGT